TATGTATGTAATAGGAAAAATGCAAGAAAAATATAAAACTAAATTTAAAAAAATTGAAATTGAACCTTATGATTTTTATGAATTTAGAAAAAAAGTAGAAACTAAATTTTCACCTCATTGGTATTCTTGGGTACGTTCTAATTCATTAAAAAAAGAATTCGAAGAACAACTTAATTTTAAATACGATATAGTTTTAAAAACTAGACCAGATGCAATATTTCATTTAAATGATAATCTTCAAAAAGATATCGATTATTGTTTAAATAATTCTATCAACGAAAACATATTCGTTCAAGATGATGTATTGCACATAGGTACTTCTGCTGTAATGGATGCCGGTACCGATATAATTATGTCCAAAACACATAAAGATTTAACAAGAAATACTTGGGTTACTGAATTAAAAAATATTGGAATAGGTTATAAAAAATTAGCAACACTACATCACGGAATTTATAGACCAGAAAGTATTCCAGAAAGTTCATTAAAATTTGTAAAATGTTTTAATCTTTCCCATGACTGGTACAGACCTGCTAATTGGATATCAGCATTTAAAGATGACAGAGATATAGAAGGTTAAATTCTTATATATTTTTTACTAAATATGTATTAAGGAATAAAATATGGAAGCAATACAAATTATTTCTCAAGACCTTTTTGATAAAGTACGTAGTCGTTTTCAAAATTTAGAAATGGGCGATAAAACCGGTGCGGTAACATTAGACCCTACCGAAGCTCGATTTTTTGATTTTGATTTTATCAATGAGGGTGTAAATTTAGGTCGTGTCAGTATTAGTCTAAATGATCTCGGCAGTTTAAAAATATATTACAGCCAGGGCATTACAGAAAATAAAGACGATATTTCTAAAAAAATGTGGTATAACTTTTTAAAAGAAATGCGTATGTTTGCTATGCGTAGACTATTACGTTTTGATACACGAGATATTGCTAAAACTAATTTAGACAAAAACGATTTTCAATATTTGGCTTCTAAACAGGCTTCAAAGGAAGAAGAACCTATGACAACAATGAACGAATCACGTTGGGTTGCAGAAAAAAGCACCAAAAAAACTAGCCGAGCAGTCAAAGGCCGCACCCAGGTTATTGTAAGACATACTGAATCAATGGCCGAACGACGTGTCGGCGACCGTAGCAATCCAAAAAGAATTAAGGCAATTTATATAGAAAATTCAGACGGAGAAAGATTTAAGTATCCGTTTATACATCCCGCAGGTGCGTTTGCAATGGCTCAACACGTTGACCATGGTGGTATTCCTCACGATCCTGCAGGTAAGGCAATTATTAAAATGAGTGAACAAATTGCTCAACTACAAGAATTTAGAAGACAAGTACAACGTTCTACCCTAAATGATGACGCAACTGGAATCAGTGAAAGGGCCGTAGGCCGACTACAAGAACTTAAAATGAAAATTGAAGCTTTGGGTAGACGTAATTATTATGAATCTTGGTTATCAGAATTTAATGAAACAGAACACGATGACGAAATGTTATCTGAATTAGACCCTGTGACATTTGAAAGCTATAAATCAACATTTACACAATCAAACTTTAATGAAGAACTAGGAAAATTATTTCCACTAATACACAGTATAATGCAAGAAAAAGTTGATTTAGAAGATTATGTAAAAGAAGAAACACAAGAAGAAATAGAAGAAGAAACTACAAAACAAGATGCATTTGAAGAATTTGAACAATGGGCAGAAGCAACTGAACAAGGTAAATTAACAGACGATCAAATTGAACAACTAAAGCAAGCAATAGAAGAACTTCCTGATGGTAAATTAGAATTAGGTTCTCAAGGACAAACAGCATGGAAATTTTTTAGCGAATTTGGCCTAAAAGATTCTGATCTAGAGGAAAAATTAAAAGCTGCGGCTGACTTAGACTCAACTACAGATTCTATGGAAGTTTTAAAAAGTTGGGCAGAAGATAATTATCCAGAATTGTTAGTAGCATTAGGAATGAGTAATTCAGACACTCCTCCCGAAGCAGGCGCTCAACCTGCTGCCGAACCTGAACCTGCTGCTGAACCTGCTGCTGAACCTGCACCTGCTGCTGAAAATGATGAAATGGCAGGTACAGGTCTAGGACCAGAAAGTGTTGACAAAAAAGGTTCAATGATTGAAGAAATTGCAAAATTAGTAAAAAGCAGATTTAACGAATCGAATCCAAATGTAGGCCCATTTAACGGCCATGAAGGTATTTTACTAGATGTTGAAAAAACCATCAGCGAAAAATTTGGTGAAAAAGCTGGAAAACAAGCCCGTGTTATAGCTGAAAAATATATGGAAAAATTAACCATGAAATGGCAGCAAAAACACGGCGAGCCAATTATGGGCGAAAAAACAGATGATATACAACGACTAAAAGAACTAGTAGGCAATTTAAAATCTAAATTAGAAGAAAAAGATGTTGACGAAGTACAACAGAGAAACTTTAATCCTCATAGCGATTTAGCCGGTCGCGGTAGATTAAGTAGTTTAAATAAAACTGATGCTGGTAAAAAGGCAGATTTTAATCGTGGAACAGAAAGACTAAAAGACAAAATGAAGTTTACTAAGAGCCAAGGTGGCGTCAGTGGACCAAAAGGACCATTACCAGAAATGGTAGATTTGAAAAAATTGGCAGGTTTGACAAAATAATTTAATATTTTCTCTTGCAAACATAAATAAAAGTGCGTATAGTTAGCTCTGTACGCACTTTTTCTTTTTAGTCAGTGGGCTTTAAAGAAATGGCATAACATAATTTAACATTAAGGAAAAACATTATGGCAACTTTAGCAGAAATTCGCGCAAAACTTCAACAATCTTCACAAGCCGGATCTGGCGCAACTGGCGGAGACAATGCAATTTACCCGCATTGGAATATTCAAGAAGGTCAAACAGCAACCGTTCGTTTTCTACCAGACGGTGATACCAACAACACTTTTTTCTGGATTGAAAGAGCAATGATTAAATTGCCTTTCGCTGGAGTAAAAGGCGAAACTAGTTCTAAACCAGTGACTGTACAAGTTCCTTGTATGGAGATGTGGGGAGAAACGTGCCCTGTTCTTACCGAAGTTCGTCCTTGGTTTAAGGATAAGAGCCTGGAGGAAATGGGTCGTAAGTATTGGAAGAAGAAGTCTTACTTGTTCCAAGGCTTTGTTGTAGATAGCAAGCTTCAAGAAGATAAGACCCCTGAAAATCCTATCCGTCGTTTCATTATTGGTTCACAAATTTTTAACATTGTTAAGAATGCACTAATGGATAGTGAAATCGAAGAACTTCCTACTGACTTTGTTCGTGGTCTTGACTTCAAGATTACTAAGACCAGCAAGGGAGGATATGCTGATTATTCTACGAGCAATTGGGCTCGTCGTGAACGTGCATTGAGCGAAGATGAACAAGCAGCAATTAAGCAACATGGATTGTTTAATCTTAAGGACTTCCTGCCCAAGAAGCCAGGTGATGTTGAACTTAAGGTTATTAAGGAAATGTTCGAAGCGTCAGTTGACGGTGAAGCATTTGATATGGATCGTTGGGGTCAGTATTTTAAGCCTAGCGGATATGCTAGTTCTGTAGCAGGCCAAGCTAAGGCTAAGGCACCTGTAGAGGAAGACGACGTCCCTTTTGAGTCTGCGGCTCCAGCACCCGCTAAAACTGCTGCGAAACCAGCAGTTGTAGAAAGTGAAGATGCACCGTTTGATTCGGATTCTCCGAAGAAGTCATCCGGTAACGATGCTAGCAATCGTGCAGCAGATATCATCGCTATGATTCGTAAGCGTCAGACTCAATAAGGAGACGGTTATGGGAAAAGCCTTTGATATTTCGAAGTTTCGTAAATCCATCACTAAGTCTATCGAAGGCTTAGGTATTGGATTTAACGATCCTACAGACTGGGTTTCAACTGGCAACTACGCCCTTAACTATCTTATCAGCGGGGACTTCTTTAAGGGAGTTCCCCTTGGTAAGGTAACAGTGTTTGCGGGCGAATCCGGTGCAGGTAAGAGCTATATTTGTTCGGGTAATATTATTCGTCATGCACAAGAACAAGGCATTTATGTCATTCTTGTTGATACGGAAAATGCACTCGACGAAGCATGGCTTCATGCATTGGGTGTTGATACTAGCGAAAGTAAACTTCTTAAACTTAACGTAGCAATGATCGATGATGTTGCTAAAACTATCAGTGAGTTTATGAAAGAATACCGTTCCTTACCTAAGGAAGATCGTGATAAGGTATTATTTGTAATCGATTCACTTGGGATGTTGTTAACTCCGACTGATGTTAATCAATTCGAAGCAGGGGAAATGAAAGGTGATATGGGCCGTAAGCCTAAAGCACTAACAGCTCTTGTTCGCAATTGTGTTAATATGTTTGGTAGCTATAATGTTGGATTAGTTGCTACTAATCACACTTATGCTAGTCAAGATATGTTTGACCCCGACGATAAAATCAGCGGTGGCCAAGGATTTATCTACGCTTCATCTATTGTTGTTGCAATGAAAAAGTTGAAACTCAAAGAAGATGAAGATGGTAATAAGGTAAGTGATGTTTTGGGCATTCGTAGTGCTTGTAAAATCATGAAAACTCGCTACGCAAAGCCTTTTGAAAGTGTACAAGTTAAGATTCCGTACTCAACAGGCATGGCACCAACCTCTGGTCTAGTTGACATGTTTGAAAAGATGGGTGTCTTGACAAAAAGCGGAAATAAGCTACAATATGTAAGTAAGAAGACAGGTGAAATTGTCAGCGAGTTCCGTAAAAACTGGTCAGAAGATAAATTAATGACTATTATGTTAGAATGGGACAGCTCAGTAGTGCAATCTACAATGTCTACTACAGAAGAAACAGAGGAAGCAGAATGAACGAAGAATTAATTATTGAAATTTGGGACACTTTTAAAGAATATGTTCCGGACAAGAATAAAGAACATGCTGCAAATCAATTTGTTGACTTTTTAGTCGGAAAAGATGTCGAACTCGAAACACTTCAGGGTCTTAAAGGATTTGATTCATATCTCGATGAAGCAATTGACCTTGTAGTTGAGGAATACAAGTCTTTAGACGGCGAAGATGATGTAGATTACGGAGATGACGAGGATTATTAATGACATGGTATTCGAAGGTTAGCAAAGATATTGCTAATTTGCCTGACTGCATAGAATACTTTTATCAAGAACTTAATTCTGCCAAAGCCGAAGCTCGGATACATGGAAATGTTGAAAAAGCTTCGGCTTCTTTACCTGGAATTGTTGAACAAAGATTCAATCAACTTCAAGAAATTGAAGCAATTTTAGAATATCTTAATATCGAATTAAGAAGAATACGCAGTAAAGTTTTTAAAAAGTATTTAGAAAACTATCAACGTGCATTGAGTAGTCGAGATGTTGAAAAATATGTCGATGGTGAGGCAGATGTGGTAGATATGGAAATAGTTATTAACGAATTTGCTATGTTAAGAAACCAATGGCTTGGAATTATTAAGTCTCTCGACATTAAACAATGGCAATTGAGCAATATAATTAAATTGAGAACTGCCGGACTAGAAGATATTACACTATAATGCATATTGATACTCTTATTGTTAAGTTAACTCATCATAGTATTTCGGGAGTAAACTCTTTTGACTTTAAGCTGGTACTAAGTTTGGTTGATCAACTTAACTTTGGTAACTACCTAACCGAAAAACAAGGAAAGTTGGCTGTCTCGTTATTAAAAAAATACAAATCAAAATTAACACAGGCATTGTTTATTGATATTTCACCTTTTCTTGAAAATCCTCAATTTAAACAGCCATTTCGAGTGATAAACTCGGCAAAAACTATAAAAATTATCAACGATCCGACACATGTAAAAGTAATTAAGGTTGAATTCCCTTATGATGAAAAAATCATAACAAAATTTAGACAAGAAAAACCTAAATTTTTCCATTGCCAATGGAATGAAGATGACCGAGCATGGATTTTTTCATTAGAAGAAGCTAGTATACAATTTTTAATGTCAGTGCAAACAGAATATAACTTTTCGTGTGATGATGAATTTATAAAGTATACGGAACAAATTCAAGTTATTCAACAAAACATTGAGCAGTATGTACCGATGATTACTAAGAATGAAGAAAATTTCAGTTTTATCAATGTTGTTGAACATTTTCCCAAAATTACATCAACTGATCTCATTGAATCATTATTCTTGGCAAGAAAATTTGGTATCTATACGTGGGATGAAAAAATTGACGAAGAAATTAATTCAGAAAACATTGATCCCGAAGTTAGCACTTTCCTAAAAACAAATCCAGGTGATCCATTTTCATTAATTCTAACAGAAAAACCACTAAATTCATTAAAAAATATCATTAAACATTTATTGCCGTGTCTTGTTGTAGTTTCCACTGGATCAGAAATGACAAAAGTGCAAAACACTGTTAATCTTTTTCATGAACTAGGGATTGATAGTTCAGAAATGAGCGTACTTTTTAGGCTTCCATCCGAAGGCGGCCGAGAATTTAACGAATTTGTACGTGACAATAAATTAAACTCTGCTGTTACTGATAACACTAAAGTAATTTTTATTAGCGAACATATTCCTAAAACTATTTTAGAACCTAAGAGAATATTTAACTCTGTGTTAAACTATAATTTTTATACTGCACATTATAAAATGAAGGATTTTTTACGTTTTCAACCTAACGTAATTAATGTTCTAGAAACACATAATAGGAAATTAAATTTTGACAACTTGTAAAGTTATAATTAAAGATGAAATTAATGTTAAGATTGAAAATCTTGATCTTGACACACGAAAAGCACTTGTTAAAAAATTTAAGTATGAAGATCCCACTGCTCGCTATCGTCCCTCTTATAAATTAGGTCGGTGGGACGGTTCTATATCATTTTTTGGTCTTGGCGGTACTACCTATCTTTCAATGCTACCACAAGTGTTAGAATTTTTAGAAGGACGCAATTATTACATTGAACTCGACGATCAACGGATTGCTACAGATCTAAAATTTATCGAAATTTTTGAGGATTTTTGGGGTGAAAAATGCTGGCCAAAAGGTCATATGTTTGAAGGACAACCTATACGTCTCCGTGACGACCAAGTTGAAGTTATTAATAAATTTTTAGAAAATCCACAATGCCTACAAGAAATTGCTACTGGTTTTGGAAAAACTATTACCACCGCAACTTTGGCAAAAATTTGTGAAAAATACGGAAAAACTGTAACTATTGTACCTAATAAAAGCCTTGTTGAACAAACAGAAGAAGACTTTGTTAACTGTGGATTAGATGTTGGTGTCTACTATGGTGATAGAAAAGACCTAACTCGTACACATACTATTTGTACTTGGCAAAGTTTAAATATTTTGGACAAAAAATCACACGATAACGAAATCGACGCTCTAAAATTAGCCGAATTTTTAGACGGAATTCGCTGTGTAATGGTTGACGAAGTTCATATGGCTAAGGCAGAAGTCCTTAAAAAAATCTTAACACAAAATTTATCTAATGCACCTATACGTTGGGGTTTAACTGGTACTATTCCTAAACAAGATTTTGAATATCAAGCATTGAGGGCTAGTATAGGCGATGTTGTACATCGTGTTTCCGCTCATGAATTACAGGTCAAAGGTGTTCTAAGTAATTGTCATGTTAACATTGTACAAACCGCTGAATGGAAAGAATTCGGTAGCTACGCAGAGGAGCTAAAATTTCTTGTCACAGATACTAATCGAATGACTTATATTGGTAGTTTAATAAACACCATAAGTCAATCAGGCAATACTCTGGTACTTGTTAATCGAATTGATTCAGGAAAGTTACTTGTTGATTTATTACCGGACGCAGTGTTTGTTAGTGGTGAAGTAAAAACAAAAAATAGAAAAGAAGAA